GCGGCGGAAGAGCGGTTCCGGCGCCGGTTTGAACAGATGTCGGCGGGGCTGAAGAACTTCCACCGGATCGCGCTCCTGCCCATCGGGTATCAGTTCCAGCCGTTGCAGATTTCGATGGCGGACGCGCAGTTCCGGGAGATCATGGAGAACCTGACCATCAGGCAGATCGCCAACGCATTTGGTGTGAAGATGCACCAGCTTAACGACCTGTCGCGGGCCACGCACACCAACATCGAGCAGCAACAGAAGCAGTTCTACATGGACACGCTACAGTCGATCCTCACGCAGTACGAGCAGGAGTTGACCTACAAGCTGTTCACGCCAAGCGAGATCGAGCAGGGATATTACGTGCGGTTCAACGTGGACAGCATCGTTCGCAGCGACATCCTCACGCGCTACAACGCTTACCGCATCGGCGTGCAGGGTGGTTTCTTGAAGCCAAACGAGGTTCGGGCATGGGAAGAGCTACCGGCGGAACCGGGCGGTGATCAGCTCTTCGCCAACAGCGCGATGGTGCCGCTCAGTAGCGTAGCTGGCGGAGGTGCGGCGAATGGGCAAGCGTAAGTTCTGGCAGTTCAGGGCCGCAAGCTCCCCGGAAGTCGGGGAGCTTGTTCTTTACGGTGAGATCGCCGATTCCACTTGGTTCGGCGACGAGGTGACGCCGCGGCAGTTCTACGAGGACCTGAGGGCCCTGGGCGACATCAAGCACCTGAACGTGTACATCAACAGCCCTGGCGGGGACGCCTTCGCTGGGCAGGCCATCTACTCGATGCTGAAGCGCCATCCGGCGAAGGTGACGGTGTACATCGACGGTCTGGCGGCGTCGGCCGCGTCGCTTGTTGCCATGGCGGGCGACCGGATCATCATCCCCCGCAATGGCATGATGATGGTCCATAACCCGTGGGTTATCGCCGCCGGAGATGCTGCCTTCTTGCGGCAGGTTGCGGACGAACTCGACAAGGCCCGTGAGGCCATGATCCCGGTCTACGAGGCCAGGACGGGGCTCTCGCGCGAAAAGATCATCGAACTGTTGGATGCCGAGACGTGGATGACCGCTGAAGAAGCGGTCGAACTCGGCTTCGCGGATGAGATCGAGGAGGCCAAGCAGGTGGCCGCCTCAGTGCGGGGCTCGACGCTGGTAGTCAACGGCGTTGAGGTCGACCTGTCGCAGTTCCGTAACCCGCCGAAGGTTCTTGTGGCCTCGGGGCCTGTGCCACGCATTCAGAACGGCGTAGTACCAGACGATGTATCCCGCAAGAAGGCGCCGGAAGACGAGCCCTGGGAGGCGCCGAACCTGAGCGACTTTACCGACAAGAGCTGGGATGAACTCAGCGACGACGAGAAGCGCAGGATCGCAGGTCACTACGCTTGGGCGGCAGATATGCCGCCCGAACGTTTTCAGGACCTGAAGCTTCCGCATCACCGCCCCAGTGACGGGGCGGTCGTCTTGCGCGGCGTCATCGCGGCCGCGCAGCGGCTGGACCAGACGGATATCCCCGAGGAGGACAAGGAGAAGGTTCGCAGGCATTTGGAAAGCCACTACCATCAGTTCGGCCGCAAGGCCCCCTGGGAGGAGGATGATGCCGAGGATAAGAGCAACAAGTTGAAGCTTCTCAAGCTGGAGTTCGAGTTGCTTACCGGCCAGAAGATTGACTGACGGAGGTTGATGCAAATGAACCGTGAGCTTCGGGACGTGATGATGAAGCTGGCGGACGCTGAGCAGCGCGTCCGCCTCGCTATTTCTGAGGGGCGCACCGAGGATGCCGAGAAGGCCATGGAAGAGGTTCGTGCCCTTCGTCGGCAGAAGGCGATGCTGGAAGAGCTGGAGGCCGAGGCGCGCCGTGAGGCTGAGGCCGCCATCCCGGCCGGTGAGAAGCGGGACCGTGAGGCACTTGCCAAGGAATACACCCGTGTCTTCGTGAAGGCCATCCGTCGCCGCCCCTTGTCGGCTGACGAGGTGGACGTGATCAACGCCTACCGTCGTGAGGTCCTGGCGGCTATGCACGAGGGCGGCGTCGCCAGCGATCCCGACGGGGATGCCTCGCTGGTGGTACCGCAGGACATTAGCACGCGGATCAATGAGCTCACCCGGGAATTCAACGACTTGTCGCAGTACATCCGGGTCGAGCGTGTAGGCACCCTCAGCGGTAGCCGCGTCCTGGAGAAGGACGAGGACATGACGCCGCTACAGGTTGTGGACGAGTACCAGCCGCTGCCCGAGCTGGACAACCCGAAGTTCGTGAGTATCGCGTACCAGCTCAAGAAGCGGGCCGGCTACCTGCCCATCACCAACGAACTGCTGCAGGATAGCGACCAGAACATCTTGCAGTACGTCACCGATTGGATTGCGCGCAAGGTGGTTGTGACCCGGAACACGCTGATCGTGCAGCTCCTGGACACCCTGGCTGCCCAGGCGCTGGCGAGCCTCGATGACATCAAGCGGGTGCTGAATGTCGATCTGGACCCGGCCATCAGCCGTACTGCGGTTGTGATCACGAACCAGGACGGGTTCCACTGGCTGGACACGCAGAAGGATAACCAGGGGCGGTATCTCCTGCAGGACGACATCACCCAGTCCGGGCGGAAGCTGCTGTTCGGCCGGCCGGTCGTGGTGGTCAGCAACCGTTACCTGCCGTCCCGTGAGGACACGGACGCTGGCAAGACCTTCGCCCCCATCTACATCGGCAACGGCCGACAGTTCGCAGTCTGGTTCACGCGGGGCGCCTACGAGCTGGCCTCCACCCGCGAGGGTGGCGAGGCTTGGCGGCGTGACACCACCGAACTCCGCGTGATCACCCGCGACGACCTGCGGCAGTGGGATGCCGCCGCCATGGTCAAGGGCGAGCTGGACGTGACGCCGGCCGCGTGATAGCCATGGCGATTGTCAAGCTGCGGGTGAAGCGCGGGTTCCGGGATCTTGAGGCAAACCGCTACCGCCCGACGGGTGAAATCTTCGAAGTCTCCGATGATCGGGCGCAGGTGATTGTGGCGGCGGGGGTCGCTGAGATCGTGGAGGTCTTGGCGGCCCCCGAGCCGTCTGACGAACCTGCGGCTGAGGAGGCGCCCAAGAAGAAGCGGCGCCGGAAGGGTGATGCGTAGTGCTCACCCTGCAGGAAGTGAAGGACTGGCTGAGGCTGGAGCAGGGCGACACCGCTGAAGACGCCCTGCTCCAGTCGCTTATTGCCGCTGCTGAGGAGTATGTGCGGAACGCCGTGCCGTCATGGGTGGATATCTACACGAACCCGCTGGCAAAGCAACTGGCGCTGGTACTGGTCGCCGACATGTACGAGAACCGTGGTACGGTGGCGGACGTGCGGTACGCGGCCCAGGCGGGCGACATGCGCCCCGTGGTGCGGGCGCTGGTGTCTCAGCTCCAGAATGCCTACCCGTCGCCGGATGAGGCGGCCGAGGGGTGAGCGGGATGGCCATTAACATCGGCGCCCTACGCCACCGCGTTACCATCCTCGCCCCGCCGGACCCTGAGCAGGTCGACGAACTCGGCCAGCCCTCGCAGGAGTGGACGGTCGTGGCCGAGCGCTGGGCCGAGGTTCGCGATCTCGCGGGTCGGCGCCTTTGGGCGGCCCAGCAGGTGCATCAGGAGGCCCGGACTGAGGTCCGCATGCGCTGGACGCCACTGGTGAAGGCGGGCATGCGGATCAAGCACGGCGACCGCATTCTGGAGATCATCGGCGCCCCAGCGGACCCGGACGGGCGCCGGCGGGAGCTGGTGTGTGTATGCCGCGAGGTCCTGTGAGTGGTGGCTTCGAGATCGAGATCGACGTCAAGGGCCTAGAGGAAGCCTCCCGGAAGATCCGCAGCATCCTGAGCGCCGTGACCCCGGAGGACGTCGAGAACGTTCTGCTGCAGGGTGCCCGGATCGTTCGCGACGAGGCGAAGCGGCGGGCGCCCGTCGGACCGACCGGGAACCTTCGGCGGTCGCTGAAGGCCAAGAAGGGGAAGCGGCGCGGGAAGCTGTTCTCCACCGCGTTTGCGGCTGTGGACAGGAAGATTGCGCCCCATGCCCATCTTGTCGAGTACGGCACCGGCCCCCGCCGCCAGAAAACCACGGGCCGCTACACGGGGCAGATGCCCGCCATCCCATTCTTCCGCCCAGCCGTGGACGCGACCAAAGATCAAGTGGCCAGGACGGTTAACCAAGGCATCGCCCGGCTGATTGGCCGGGCTGTTGACTCATGAGCGACCGCATCCGGCAGGCGGTAATCGCTCACCTGAAGGGTAACGCGGTCGTCCAGGCCATCCTGGGGCAGCGCATCTACTCGCTAAAGCTGCCCGACAACCTGGCGAACTGGCCGGCAGCGACGATCCAGCGGGTCTCCACGGTGCGCCACCACTCGAAGCTGGGGCCGGCGGGGATCGTGGACTCCAGGATGCAGATCAGCATATTCGGGCCGAAGTTCGAGGCCGTGACGCAGGCGGCCGACGCCGTGCGTGCGGCCCTGGACGGGTTCAGGGGCGACATGGGTGGCGTGACCGTTCACAACGTGCGGTCGGACGGAGAGATCGACCTGTACGACCCCGACGCTGGCATAGACGGCGCGTATCACATCGCGCTGGAGTTTGTGATCGAACACGAGGGGTGATGGGGCATGGCGAAGGTCAAGGGCGTGGATATTCTGCTCCTTGTGAACACGGGTGACGACGCAAACCCCGTCTGGACCCCCGTTGGCGGGCAGCGGGGGGCGACGCTTTCTGAGTCGCTGGAGACCATCGACGTGACGGCCAAGGACTCTGACGGTGCCCAGGAGTTTGAGCCGGGCCTCTACTCGTGGACTATCTCCGCCGATGGCGTCTACATCGAGTCCGAGGCGGGCTATCAGGCGCTGGTGGACGCCATTCGCAACCGCCAGAAGATCAAGGTTCGCTGGTCGGAGAACGGCACGGACACCTTTGAGGGCCTGGCCATCGTGACGAGCCGCGAGCTGGAGGCGCCCTACGACGACGCGGCCACGTACAGCTTGGAGCTTCAGGGCACCGGCCAGCCGGTTCTGAACCCCACTCCGTGACGTAGGTGATACCGCATGAAGACCGTGCCGGTTGAACTCGATAAGCCCAGGCGTCTGCGGTTCGACATCAATGCCCTGGCCGACCTGGAGGAAACCCTAGGTGTAGGCCTGGGGGCTATGCTCCAGCAGCACGTGGGTGTCCGGGTGCTCCGGGCCATGCTGTGGGCCGGCCTGAAGTGGGAAGACCCTGGCCTGACCCTGCAGCGGGCCGGAAAGTTGCTGCAGGACTACGTGAACGCCGGCGGCGATCTCGACGCACTGGCTGAGAAGCTGGTCGAGGCCCTGATGGCGAGTGGCCTACTCGGCAAGGCTGAGGACCCAAACGCGGACGAGGCGGAGGCGGCGAGCTAGCCGCCTTCCGCCTCTCCGAGTGGCTGGCCGAGGTGGAGCCCTACGCCTACGAGGCGGGCCTGCGCCCGTGGGAGATCGGGCGCATGACGCCGAGCGAACTGCTGGCCGTGATCGAGGGCCATCAGCGGGCCACCATTACGGCCGCATGGTGGCAGGAGTACTTCGCCCGCGAGAAGCGGCTGAAGCCCCTGCGGCACTACCTGAAGCCGCCGAAGGACCCCAAGCCCGTCGAGGAACGGCGGCGTGAATACGAGGAGCTGAAGGCGCGGCTCGGCTACTCGGCATCAGGGTAGAGCGCGATGCGCACGTACCCGCTTGGATCGGCACCGAGATCGACGACGACTCCTCCGAAGGTGCGGGTCGGGTTGATACTGTTGCTTCCCATGGCAGACAACTGCTGACCGACCCACTCCATGGCCGGGCCAGCCTGATCCCTGAGCACCCGCTGAAACACCATGCCGACGTACTCGGCGTTGGCGGCGTCGGTGGCATCGTCGGCCATCATGGTGATCTCAATTCGAGTCAGGGCATCGGGCTGGCCGATGAGGGAGATGCTGGCGCCTGTATCCGAAGTGCCTTGGATATGCGGTTGCCCGTAGATGTCCGCACGGGTTTGAAATGTAAACCCTGCGGGCGCCAGCCACGCCTGGATGTCCTGGCGGGATACGCCCAGGGATGCGGGGCGGCGTTCTTCGGATGGTTGCGATGGCGGCTCCGGCTCTTGCTGGGGCTGTTGTGATGGTTGCTCATCCTGGTCGTCGGGTTCGGGCTGTGGTTGCGGGGCTAGTTCTTGTGCCGATTGGGCGGGATGATCATGCGGCCCCGGTGTCGATTCGGCTTGGGGGACTGGCGGCAGCAGGCTACCGCCGGCGATGAAGAACGCGAACGATCCAACGAGGACCAAAGCTGCCTGCTTTCGCGAACGCACGAACCACAAGCGACCGCGGATCAAGCTGACAAGGGCGAATAGGCCGACGGCAGTGCCAATCAGCACTAGTGCTTCACCCATGCTGAATCCTCCTCCCGGGCGCCCCATTCGCGGAGATGGGGCGCTCTTCCTTTCGCCTGGAAGAAGGTGATGGCGGTGGCCACCCTGGCCGAACTCATCGTCCGCATCGGCGCCGACGCCACCGGGCTCGACAGGCAACTTGGCAAGGTCGAGTCCAAGATCAAGCGCCTCGGGGGCAACTTCGAGGACGTGGGTAAGCGCCTGACGGCCGGGCTCACCCTGCCCCTGGCTGGCCTCGGCGGCATCGCGCTGAAGTCGGCCATCGACTTTGAGTCGGCCTTTGCGGGCGTTCGCAAGACGGTGGATGCCACCGATGAGCAGCTGGCGGTCCTGCGTCAGGGCATCCGCGACATGGCGAAGGAGATGCCGGCTAGCAGCCCGTGTGAATAATGCTGCATAAACCGGGCTGTTGGCAGTAGTTTGGACGAAAATGTCGAAATCCTCCAACGCTATGAACGCGAAGAAGTTTCGCGACTACCAACCCCATCAGCTCATGA